CTTTTTCAGCCTCGGCCGGTGCATCTACCGGGGTTTCCTCCGGTGTATTTTCTGGGGCTGTAGTCACAGCTTCCTCGCTTTCGGTTTCTGTTTCGGTTTCGATCTCTACGATAGTCGTAGAAATAGTTGTAGTTTTTTCCTTTGTGCTAGTTGCAGCTTCGAGCGCGGCTCGTGCCGCTGCAATATCAGTTACGGATGCGCTAGAAAAGGCAGCGCTCTCGACGAGCGATACCTCTTTGAGGACCGCCGCCGTAACGAGCAGGTAGTCACCCATTGGCTTAGAGGCGGTTACATCCACCCCTACGGATAAGCCGGAAACTAGGTTCTCCTGCGCTAATACGAGTGCATCTTGTCCTCGAGTGCTACTCGAAAGCTTAAACGATCCGTACACGCCCTCTGTTGAGTCACTAAAACTAATAGCGCGACCTACGGGCTTATCCTGTTGATGCTGCATAAGTAATTTGATTTTTGTAGCTTCGGCATAAGTAATCGAGCCTCGCTCAAACATAACAGGCCCGGCGGATGTGTGTCCTATCTCGCCATATGGTGCAACGAGTCCAGATACGATCCGGCGCTCTGTGTCTGCGGCTTGGATTTCCTGACTAAACGTTAGTAGCACTTGCATCTCCCAGCGGTGTTAGTTGCTCCATAGAGCGAGCTTGCTCTACTGAAATTAAATTTAGGTTTAACATTTTTTCGATAATATCTAAACGATCTTTAGCATCAACGCGCAAAAAGGTATCGTCTACCGCGAAACGCACTTGATTTTGGCTATTAGTTATGTCGTTCATTGATAGACGATCCTCGATTGCAGAGATGTAAGGCTGCAAAGAATAAGCGACAAACTCTTTACGTCCGTCTAAAATATTTTGATATGTCATTGAGTTATTCATATCGGCAGAAATGTAATAGGCCGGCACGTTCATAGCGCGAGCGATTTCAGTCGCTAAGTATTGTGATGCTTCGTTATACATCATATCGCGAGGACTAAAGCCAATATTTTCTGCGGTCAAAGTTGAGGTTAAATATGCCGTACTACGATTTTTTCTTGCAGAATTCCAGCCAGCTAACAAACCTTGGATCTGTGTCTCAGGTAAATCGGCTCCGTTATTTTTTAGGATAGTAGTAGCCATTGGCGTAGCAGCACTAACAGATGCAGCTCTTTGTATGTCCCAAGCTGCTTTAATAGTCGTGCCTGCGGTTTGTAATACTCCAGGAATTAACGATTGGAAAGTAACAAGCGATCCGATACCGCCCATAGGTACAAGTTGACCATCTACAAAATAATCTTTAACCTCTGTACCGTATTGGTTAGTCGTAAAGGTAACGCGATTATTAGCGACCCACTCAAATCCGGATGGCCTTCCGTCATCGGCGTATAAAGATGTAACGCGCCAATATGCAACCGAGTAAAAAATTAAACTATCTACAGTTGCGGCAATAGTTACGCTTCGAGGTTGGCGCTGATCCGGTTGCTCTAACCAAACTGGAGATCCTAATTTTTCGCCTGTAGATTTTTTATATAATGCTAAATCGATCGATGAGATTACTCCGGCTACTAGGTTTCTACAGCGGCTAACACTCGCTACCTGTAAAGCAAAGTTACGATCAATACCTATGCCGTTATTTCCAAAAGCGCTATTAGTATTAAATGATCCGTAACCGTAAGTAGTATCCATTACCGCCGGGGCATACTGAGCCTCTACTGTCTGCTTTTCAGCTGACTTAAAACCAAGCGTTTGTAATAGTCCCATAGTCTCCATTTTCCCATAATGTCAAGCATAAGTACGGCTTTATGCCGCGTGTCTAAACGTAAACTTTAGCCTCGGCCATTGGTTGATTAAGGATATGTACAACCATCGATAAACCGATAGCGATGTCTACAGGTCCAGCCGATTTACGCCGGACGATACGCCAACTATCCGGTGACTCTTTTGCGGCGCAGTTTCCCATATGAGTAACGAGTGCATCTTGCCCCGAGTGTACGAGTCTCTTATTGGCCAGACTTTCGTATAAGTCTCCTGAGGCCTGATAACCCTTTTGCCCTGAAATATCGATCGTTTGTATTCCATTAACCTCGATGCGTTTGGCGATTGAGGCAGTCGTGTACTTGTCGTAAGCGACCTGCCGTGGATAGTAAATTTTGCACCATTTGGCAATAGCGTTAGCTACGAATAACTCATCGATAGATACGTCCGAGTGAAAAGTCTCAAGGACTGCCACACCGATACGACCATCGGGGAGTACTTGGCCCATAACGAGCGAACCGTCTCTACGACTCGGGCTAACATCAAAGGCAAAGATAGTAAGAGGCCCGGGTACTAGCTTGAGATCCTTATCGCCTGCATCCTCAACAGACATATGAGGCCACGGGCTAGCCGAACTGCTGACCCATTGGCATAACATTTCAGTCTTAGTAGTCTCGATAGGTTGAGTAGCTACGGCTTCCTCGAGGGCTTCCTCGGTAACGGTATAACCCAGAGCAGGGTTAGCCATAGCCCACGCGGCACGATCTGTAATTTTTGCAAAAGGTGGAGCGCTGTACTCGTAGTAGCCAAATGACTTAGGCGGCGTACTGCGAGCGCGCTCGACCAGATCATTAAGCACGGTCGAAAAACTATCGCCGGCGTTGCTAGTTAAAAGTGTTTGCGCGTTAGGCTTAGCACGTGTCGTAGGGGTAGCAGCCCTAAAGCCTTCCTCGGAGATTTCACGGATTTCATCCACGTATAAAAATGAGGCGGTACGGCCTCTACTTCCGTCGCGAGTAGCTGCAACTACGTCGAGTCTGTGTCCGTTTTTTAACTCTATGGACTCCGTGCCATTGGCATACCGGATCTGTTTAACCTGCCTGCTAAGCTCGGAGCTGCCTTCGATAGCGTAAGCCACTTGTCTAAAGGTGTCTAAAGCCATCGATCTATTCGAGGACATAATAAGCACGTTAGGGCTATCGAATAAAAACATATGCCCGAGCATCATCATACGCGCGAGATGGGTCTTACCCTGTTGCCTGCTGCATAATATGAGATTTGTCTTTCTAATAAACATCCCGGACTTGTCTACGGTCGTCATATCCCGGATTACAAAATCTTGCCACGGTAAAAGCGGATAACCAATACTCTCAGAGAGCGCAGCTATCTCATCGCCTTTATTTTCGCCCTTGAGGTAAGGACTATGTAGGCGAGGCTCAGTAGCCCCCTTACGGGGAGTTTTAGTCTGGGTCATATAATTATCAATTCTGATCGGGTTGGCCTACACACGGCCCTGCAAGGACCGTACTGGTCGTTTTCGGGGAGGTATTGGATTGAAAGGCAGGGGGGGTAGATTGTGATGCTAAAAAAACGCCTTGTGAGCGTGAACCCTTCGAGCTATTGCATCTGCGACACGCTGCTACACAATTATCCATATCCATAGGATCGCCTCCAGCCTTGATGCTACGCACGTGATCGACTGTACTGGCATCCTGCCCACAATAGGCACAGGTGTACCCATCTCTAGCTAAGACGGCTAAACGTATGCGTTTCCAGTCTCTAGTAACACGTGGATCGTGTCTACCTTTAACCATTTAGTAATGACCAGTCTTTAGGTGATATGCCCACGCTTGGCACGGCGTAGAGTGCCTGTGCTTTATGTACTTAAGTCCTCGATCTATCTGCTTATAAGGATCTAACTCTTTTAGCTTAAGTAGCTGAGGAATTCCATATGCAGAGGACTTAGGGTTATCTGCTCTCGGATCCCATCGTGACTCACGTGTCCATAGCAGCTCAAGGCATCTATATTGCTTTGCATTGAGTAGCTTCATATGAGCATATAACTTATAGTTTTCTTTATCTCTTGGCGTACTTACCGCTTTAGCATTGGGCATATTGGTAAATAGCAATAGCCCGGCCAAAAGCACCAGACATCGCCTGCGAGCTATCCGCCTCAGCGGCTCGCCTGCGAGTATGGAGCGTAGCGATAAGGTCAAATACCTGTCAATTCTGAGCGTAGCCTTGAGCGTGTCCCACAGGTTATTAACCCCTGTGGATAACATCTGTGTATAACTATTACGCATCTTTGCCCCAGCCTTTACCCTTAAAGCTAATACCGGGAGCGCTATAGATCTGTCGCATCATCATCGAGCAACAATACGGCGTAGTGTGTTCAGCCATTTTTTCCATAGTCTCATAACGTACGTTACACACTATGCACTCATACTCATACGTCGGCATCGGCTGACTCCATTAAACACACGCCCATAACTCCGCATTTGGTACATTGGAGCGTTTTAACGTTAGGTGGCAGGTTATCGGTGATAATGCGCTCGATCTGATCAGTAACTTTTTTGCACTTACGGCACTCGAATTTATAGGTAGTCATTAGGCCCTGCAGTCTGCACAAAGCCACATTACGACCTCGCCTGATACATCTCGTACGTTAAAGCCGCCTAAGGCTGTCTGCCATTTTTTGCATTGGTCGCAGTACTGAGCAGCTACTACAGTTACGTTTCCATCATCGTGGATCGTCGTAGCGTATCCGTCTTTAATAAAGGTTAATTCTCCCATTACAGTTTTACCGCCTTATCTATATGTAATAGCGCTATCTCTTTATCCACCGGTGCAGTCTTATTAAAGGTGCTGGCAGGTAAGCGCCGAGTAGTCCACTTAATCGTTATTTTGCGTAGGTTAAACGCGTATATGCCTTTAGGCGTTTCATTGATATAAAACGGCGTGTAGCCCAGGCTGTTAGCCTGTTGCATTAGTGACTCGTACTTATCCTTTTCTAATAGCAGTTCGTCATAATGCGTGTGTCTGCACTTAAGCTCTACGACCATCCGATAGCCGTCACTCGTTGCATCGATGTACTCAAAAGCATCGTTAGATCGCTTTAAGTCCTCTAGGTAGGTCGCTTTAATGTACTTAAACAGCTCGTCCTCGGTCATAGCAATATACATAACATTGTAATAATTAAAATGATCTCAAAGATAATTAGCGCTTTTATTAGGCTTTGTTTTGTCATACCTGAGGCTTCCATTTTCCATCGGATCCGAGTACGTGCCAATAAGGGTTACATTGGTTAGCGCGGTTTTTCTCTGTGCATTTATAAGCTGCCCAAGGTTTGCCCGTTGCTTTAGCCGTACCCTCAGCCCAGATCATCGTGCCGTGGGAACAGCGAGGCGCAGCTTCTACTTGAGCGCCGCCTAAGCTTTGCTCGATTTCACCAATAGCGCTGGCCATTGTAGGAATATCCTCTTTAGCTGCCTTTGTACTCCAAGGGTCGCTATTTAATTCTTTAGTAAACTCGACCTTTTCCATATCCTCACGGCTTGGCCTTTCAGCACTTGGCGTAAGTAGTTTTATGGCCCTAGTAATCGCGCTTGTCTCTGTATCCTCTATAAACCAGCGCTTCATATTTTGAGGGTAAAAATCTACGTGGCCGTAAGCTGTACTAGAGGCGCTTGGCACTAAATCCTCAAACTCACGGTAAACATCTCCGCGATATATAACCCAGCCTGCCTTAAGGTCAAAATCAACCAATACGGGTATAAGTCTGCCTGTAGGAAATTCTTTTCTAAACCTTTTAATCGAGTCATTAGCTAACTCGTAGTTATCTAGGAACCCCATTAGATTAGTTCGCTCTCTTTAAGAGCCTTAGCGATTGCACGACCGCGCACAAAGCCCTCGCCGTGTCCGTGCTTAAAGCCGATCGAGTATCCGATCA